GCAGCAACGCGAAAGCATAGAAAAGAACCTTCAAAAGCGCTTTGATGCTGGCACCTATGACCGCAACAAAGCGGTAAAGCTTTGGGCATACTTTGCCAGCAACGCCGCCAAGAAATACCACAATGAGTTTATCAGCGCTGGCAAATGGTATCAGTCTTTCAGCGTAACAGACCGCCTAGACATGGCCATGCTGTGCGAGGACGAACACTTTGAACTGATGCAAGTGAGGGCAGACTAATGAGAAAGACAATCAAAACCATTAAGCGGCTGAACAATTCCAGCATGGGAAACCCTGCCTTTGAAATCACATTCACAACGGGGCAAGCGGTACGCACCAAGGCCAACATATCGGACGCATACATCATTCATGCTGGTATGGAAGGCAGAAGCGTTGACGTTGATATTGAGACAACCAAAAGCGGCAAGCAACGCATTGTCGGCATCAGCCATTAGGGGGCAGACATGACAAAGGCAATCATCGGAACAGTGACGGCGCTAGGCGTTGGCATGCTTCTAGCTTTCCTGTTGTTAAACGTCGCCAGTGGGTGCGCAACAGTCAATGACTGGGGCCACCCATACTGCATCACACCCCTAGACCTAATCAGGGGGCAGTGACATGTGGGTTTTATTCTATACAGAGCGGCGCGGCACTGGTGAGACATGCCAGCTATGGGCAGAGGGTGTCTATCTCTATGACCATTGGGAAGTGTGCGAGACAGAGACAGAGGCAGCACAACGCTATGCCGAAATCATAGAACGCGACAGCACACACAGCGCGGGCATTGGCCCCATCACACAAGGCACAGATCACTGGTGCTAGCAGAGAAAGGATCAAAAAATGGCTTGGGAAGGATCAGTAACAGTTTATGCAGTGACGCACAGCCACCGTTGGGGGGCAGACGTTTGGCTGGCATGGACAGAAGAATGCGCAGAAGAATTAAAGCGCATGCACTTTGACAGTGAAAGAGAGGAAAGCTGGCACGTTGAGGAACGCACGCTAAAGCCTTTTGATACGCTGCATTTCCCCATCGACTAACAGAGAAATGGCGGGGGAAAGGATCAGCAAACCCCCGCCATCACCAGCTAGAAAGGTATAGCATGACACCACAAGAGTTTAAACAGGAAAGGCAACGCCTGGCACTGACAATCAAGGCAATGGCTGAACGCATTGGAGTGAGCGAGCAAGCCATATGGTACTATGAAACAGGGAAGAGAAAGGTGCCGCAACCCGTGGCGCTACTACTCAATTCACAACAGCTTTATGACAAACTGCTGGCAGAGAAAGAGAGAGGGGCGTGAAGCCCCTCTTTAGTTTTCTCAGGGAGGAGATACCCTAGCAATGCTGCGCGTAGCAATGAATGCAGTGCGTTGCACCCTGCCATGCCTTATTTTTTTATAAAAAAAAGGGATAACATTGTGCAATGCGATGCACTCAGCAATGCGTCGTATGCTGCGCGGCAATGCTAAGATATTTCTTAAATATCACGGATTGCATTGACAGTAAAGCCCATCAAAATATTCCGTTATTCCTGTGCATAGGGGAGGAATATTAAAAAGGCACAGCCTCGCGCACGATATAGAACCATGTAGGCAGAGAAACCAGCACGGTTGCATTGCTGCCAGCAAATTCCCTGTTTACGTCGCAGAGAAACAGCTTACACACAGGCTCATGCCGGTCATATTTATAGATCAGTATTGGAGAAAGGTCGCCAGCAGCATTAACAGCTTGCTGCCACCATGCGTCAGCCCCGCCATGTGGCCCACTGGCATACCGTTTGCATTCAATAGACCAGTGCGGGATCAGGATATCTGCGCCGCCCTTATCTTGATATTGAGAAAGGTTGCGTCTGACGTTCTCATAGCCAAGATGATCTTTGATTTCATTGCAGCACCAGCGTTCAAACTGACTGCCTTTATTACGCTGCATCTTGCTCACTTCAGAGAACCCTGCGCGTCGGTGTCAGCCTCTTGGAAATACTCAGGACGCTGTAAGTAAAACTCACCAGTGCCATCACAGTCAGGGCAGAGATCAGGCACAACGTCGCCATAGTCCCAGCTTGACGCCACCCTGACCCAGCCAGAGCCATTACATGGTTCGCATTTTTTGGGTAAAAAAGTCATTTGGTTTTACCTCGCCCTCTGTAGCCAAAAATATACGCCGCATAGTCTCCGGCGTCGGATACCTGTTGCCATCTATGATCCGACAGATAGCAGCGGGTGACAAGTTACACCGCCGTGCAAACTTTGCTTGGCTGATGCGCTTTGATTTCAAATACTCAGATAAGGTCATACTTTTTTTTAACAAACCTGTTGACACTCTGTCAATGGGTATGCAATTAGTGTTGACAGTAGGCACAACAAAGCACAGGAATACACATTATGGAATTGGAAACACCAGGGTATCGCAGAGAGTTTGGCGCAAAGCATGACAGCGCATCAGGTGCAACACAGACAAAAGATGAGTTTATCTTGAAGCTGTATGTGCGTGATATGGGTGCCAAGCTGCCAATGGCGGCGCGTCCTTGGTGCGGTATCGTTGTGCAAGACGGTGCAAACCTAATCCTTGGCCTTGATAGATATCAGCCGATGGTCGGGCAGCAAGACGGCATGGAGCCAGCCAAGGCTATCGCGCAGACTATGGAGCGTTACAACAGTTACAAGCCGCGCCAATGGGACGACGGCAAAGACGCAGAAGAATTTGAGGCGTTCAAAGATTTTATACCTGACATGATACTGCATGCTGTTGAAGGTGTGCGTGAATGCTTTACAGGCGCAAACATGATCGAAGGCGAGTATCAGCGTTGGCACAAGGAGCCAGAGATTGATGTGCCGATCATGCTTTATCAAGACTACAGCGGCGGCGGCATCCAGTGTGATCTGAAGGCCAAGCCACCCCTTAGAAATCCACCGCGCAAAGACGGCACCCGCTCTTGGAGAGTACCCAAGACAGACGGCATCGTGCCGACAGCGCAACAGCAAATTCAGCAAGCAATCTATGCCAAGGCAACTGGTGAACCACCATCACTGCTATACGTCAGCGCATCAGGCTATTACCTAGCCAACGCTGACAACTGTGATGCGTTGAAGCCAGAGGCTTTGGATAGGGCATATGCTGAAGCTGTGCGGTCATGGCAGATAAGTCAAAATCTGTTGAAAGCCGCACACGGATCATGGCGTAATCTGGCCGGCCTAGTGCAGCCAGACTTTAACGAGATAGCGCGTCGTCATGGCCCATCAATCGTAGATATAGCCAAGCAACTATGGAGGTTTTAATGGCTAAAGCAGGACGCCCCAAGGCACCAGTAAGCATTACGTTCACAGAAGAACAACTGTCTATGTTGATTAAACACTGCAAGTTTCAATGTGAAATGAATGTAGAGGAGTTTTTTTCAATTCAGAACCCCGAACACGACTATCAAGGTGCGCCAAGTTATTATTTGGACACAGCAGAAGTGTTCTTGCTGATGGGAAAGCTGAAGATTGCATACGATAAAAAGTATGGAGGCAAGAATGAATAGCACCCCTGCATACAAGCTGGTGCGCCGCGATGATCCGGCCACCAGTCATGACGCAGCAGAAAGCATCAACGCAACGGAGATGGAAAGCGTAGTCGCTGATGCAATCTGGTTTTTCGGTGCAGCAGGGTGCATTTCAGACGAGGTGCTGAAAGCCCTGCCGCAGCACGGTTATAGCACCGTTACTGCGCGTTACAAACAGCTAAAAGAGAAAGGTATCATCTTTGTAGATGGCACCAAACGCAAGGGATTGTCAGGGCGTGGCCAGATGGTCATGTGGCACAAGGAGTTTTACAAGGGAGACACTAATGTTTGAAAAAAAAGACAAGCCAAGCACCCCTAACGCAAGTCACGATACCTACAGAGGAAGTTTTGGGCATGGTCATGCGTTCCGTCACAAGTACAGGGACATGGAGATGACCAAGGCGTACTACACTGAGAACCCACCCAAGGTTGGTGACAAGGTGGTTGTTCTCAAAACAGCATCACACAGTGATATGTACCCGCCAGAGCATTACGAGATCGAGGCAATTACTGATCGTGGCAGGATTGTCGTTGAGCATGAAGACGCAAATTACGGCTTGTCTGGCAAGTCTTTTTACAAGTCTGGGCAAAACTGCATGAAGCCAAAAGGCCAGATATGGCTCATCCCAGAGGCGCTTTATGAAGAGGATTACATATCTTGGGAAGACGCCGATCAAAAAAGAAGCCAACGATATGAAGGAAAATCAGGGCTTGAAATCCAACTGATGCGGGAGCGTTCGTGGCTGGACGCAGGCTACGTCAGAGGCGGCGCTGAGTTTGCTGATTTGCCTGATCACGAGAAGCAAAGAAGGCATGACAAGGCGCAACGTGAGTTTGCAAAAAAGGCTCAATCACTAATTAAGGATCGAAGCAATGAAACATGAACCTGTGGATATCGGGACACCTTGGAATCTGCCTATCGTGGAAGACATGCAGGACAGCATCAATGAGTTGTTTGTGCGCGTCGATGAACTGCACAAGGCTGTCTATGAAAGCAACAACAGGGTCGCTGAAATGGAGAAGAGTTTGGCACTGTTTGTACATCTCATCTCTGATAAGCTAGGCGTTTCCAGCGGAGAAATGAATGACTGACTTGAAGCAAACTATGCAGCTTGTGTCTGAGTTAAACGCCAGTCATGGCGTCACTCAGCGCGGCGGCAAAAAATACACCCAGGTCGTGCATCGAATGGAAGCGTTCCGTCAGATGCACGGCACTGAGTACGGTGTAGACACACACATATTGGTAGACGACGGCCAGCGCGTTGTCGTCAAGGCCAAGATAACCAACATGGACGGCGTTACTGTAGGTGCCGGCATGGCAGAGGAGATCAGAGGACAGGGCAACGTCAACAAGACTAGCGCTTTGGAAAACTGTGAGACATCTGCCATTGGCCGTGCCTTGGCATCGTTGGGACTGGCTGGCGGCGAGTATGCGTCAGCCAACGAGATGGATGGTGTGGGCAGGAAAGAGGAGGCCATTGCATCCATGCCACCACCCAAGCAGCCACCGGCTAGTCTGCTAGAGTTGCAACAGCAAGCAGAGGCTTATCTGCCTGAGTTTGACATGAAGCAGATTACCGACTGGATGAACGCAGACTTCACTAAGAAGTACATGGAAATATCTAACAAAGAGTTTCCTGAGATCTTTCAGAACATCAAAAACCTATGCCAGAAGCGCATGAAGGAGTTAAAACAGAATGGCTAGACGCTATGACACAGTTACCTACATCAAGCTGTTTCCTAACACTGAGGGAAAAGGTAAGGCGCAGTATAGCAACAGTAAATGGATGCCTTACGATGCTGAGCAAAAGACTTATGCGGATATCACCTTGCGAGATGGACAGCGCCACCAAGTATCTCTGTTCCCCAACGAGGATGGCACTATCTCTATTCGCATCTCCCGTGTCACTGAATACGAGGGTGAGGACAGTATCGCTGACGGCATTTCACAGCCAGCTATGAAGCCAATCGGTAACGCAATCAGCACTAAATATGCGGCACCACAGCCAAAGGCAGAGGACGATGACCCAGATATCCCGTTCTAAGGCGCTTCTAAGCCCCCGTGAGGCCTCTCTATTGCTCTTTGGCACCGATAGTAAGTCTCAGGTGAACATGCTGCGCACGATGCTCCACAAGGGGATTATCAAAGGCAAGCGTTTGGGTGGCCGCTGGTACATTACTCAGCATGAAATCGAAAGGATCACAGATGCACCAGCATCCATTCCTGATAATACCTAGAAACGATGGGGTTGCTGTCAGTGTTGATGGCAACCTCCACATCAAAAAAATGAACAGCAGAGAAATGCTGACATTCGCAGGGCGTTGCTTTGAGGTAGCAATGGAAATGTTAAAGGAGGAAGAGCGTGAGAAAGATAATACCAATATCGGAGAGATCAGTGTCGGGCCGGCAGAAAGCTAATCAAATGCTGCCAGAAAACTGGAAAAAATACTGCCGTGAGTTAGAGGCGCTGGACATCATAGAAATCGTGCAGCAAGTAACTAACTTCAGTCTAGCTGAGTTGCGTGGAAAGCGCAGGATGGCGTACCTAGTGGATGCGCGACAACTGTTTGTGCGTCTGTGTGAAAATCACACAACCCTGTCTTATTGTAGGATGGGCTATGCCATGAACAGAGATCACACAACGATGGTGCATGCTTCTAAAAGAGAAAGTTCATCAGAGTTCACAAGCTGGCTAGAAAAAGCAGAGCGTTTGGTCGATGAGTTGAAGGAGCGTGAATTTGGGCCGGAAGAACCGCAAAGCCACCGCAGCAAAAACTCACAGGTATATAAGAAGATCCATGTTGTTTAACTGCGCATACTGCGGCAAGCAGTGTGACTATGCCAACGATGACTGGGTTACTTTGGGAACTGGCGATGACATATGTCTAGGCTGCCTTCACCCAGAGAAATATGGGGGGGATAAGTAGGGGGGTTTTGCCCCCCTTTTTATTTCATGCGCTTTTTTGGCTGCTTCTTGCGCAAGCGCGGGTTAGACATCTTTGGCTTCATCTTGGCTGACTTTGGTGGACGGCCCCTTGTTGAGCCGTAAGTTCCTTTTCCCATTGGCATCATGCTCTCCTTTTTTTAGATGCTAAAATTTTCTTTTTAAGGGCTGGTGGTAACGTCTTTTGTTTGGCTGTCAGCATGCTGTTGCCGTTCTTTTTCGCAGCCTTCTTCATTTTTCCTGGCATTACTTCTTTCCCTTCTTTGCTTTGTTGCGTTTGGATATAGATGCTGCCTTCTTCTTTGCGTCAGCCTTGCTGCTTGCACCCCATGCCCTGAGACTAAGCAGGAGCCTGGTAGGTTTGCCCTTCGCATCTCGTTCCGGCCCCCTCATGCCACCCATACGCGCCAAGAAGCTGGCCCTGCGTGGGTTGTCACCCTTCTTCACAGGCGCTTTTAGGTTCATGCCCTGCTTGCGTGCAGAAGCCCTACCCTTTGCATTCAAGCCACCCTTGGGATTCTTGCCAGCCTTACGCTGCCATGCCGGTGTCCTAGCCATCAGCTAATGCCCTCATACGCTTGACGAGCCTCTTGGCTCTGTTGGGGACTTGATCATGCCAGCGGCTTTCGACCATCTCGTCTGCCGCCCTGTTCCACTCACGCGCATCAACGCCGGCCTTCATGCCCTTGAATTTAGAAAGGCGTGGACGCCCCATATTGAACATCATGTTAGCTATGATTAATTGGCATTCTTCCGGCAGATCGTCAAAGTCTGGATACAGAACCTGACACTCATCCAGCGTTGAAGCGATATCCAAAGCAAACACTTGCCGCACACGCTCATCAGAGACAGGCGTGCCAACAGGCTGACCGTGTTCTGGATCTTGCTCTACCACCAAATGCCCAATGCCAAACGTAGGCAGTCCCAGATGATCTAAATAGATTTCTGCTTTACAGCCTTCGTCATCCGCAAGTTCTTCGCGTAACTGATCTTTGTTCATCACTTTACTCTTCTGTAACGCTTAGTTTTCTTGGCAATTTTCTTGGGTTGTTTGGAAACTTGTTTGCCAGCTTTGGTGGCCTTGCGCTTGGCACGAGTGGTGGCTGCATATTCAGCAGAGGATAGAGACTTGATGGCTCTGGACGGTAGGTATCTTTCGCCTGTGGCTTTCGGACCCTGTGTTGATGGCTTGCCAGACTTGGTGCGCCACTTCTGCTTTGTCCAAGATTTAAGGCTGCGTTGTGATTTCTTGAGAGGCATCAGCGGTATCCCCCGCCCTTGGCTTTGTACTGCTTTGCAAGCATCTGCGCTTTACGCGCTGACCATTGACCAGGCTTGCCGCCCTTGCCGCCAGACTTGATCTTGTTGAACAAGTTCTTGCGCATCGTAGGCTTGGTATAGTTACCAGCCTCGTTTACGCGAGACTTTGGCTTACTTGCTTTGCGCTTCATTTCTTTAGTCCCTTGATGCCTCTAAGACCAAATGATGCAGCAATACTAGCATACATTGCCCACTGGAACCAATCCGGCGTGCGACCCAGCGCATCGAACCCACGCTCAACATAGGGCTGCAAAGGCGGTATGAAGCACATAGCAATTATAGCTATAAACAAAATAGTCCAAGCCTCATCTTTCCAGCTATCCTTGCTGGCTTCAGCCATAATCTTTTCCCAGCCAGCTTCATGCGTGGCAGCGACTTTCATCACCTCAGCCTCAGCTTCAGCACGAGCCACTTTTACTTGACTCTTAGCAGCCTTCTCAGCAGCCTTGCCTTTCAGCCAGCCACCAGCCAGTTCACCTACAATGGGCAGTAAAGCCTGTATCATTTACTTTGTCCTGTTGTGCATGTCCCACATTATCGCTTCTCACTTCCAAGCCAAACAGCAAAAGCGCCAGTCATTGCGCCGCTGACCACACTCACCATTGCGGACTGCTGTGTAGTAATATCATCTAATGACATTCCCCATTCAATCACACGAATGTACATAATGGTCATTACAAACATCATAAAGCGCGGCAGTATCTTCCACTGCAAAACCTGTTCAGCACTCATTTCTGGCTATCCTTGATTGCTTTGAGGGTGTCATAGATATTAGGTGGCGGTGGCTGATCGATGTCCCACTGGCAGAGATATTCCT